TCTTGACGCAACTCAGAAATTCGGGCAGAAACATTTCTAATCCCAAACCAAGAACGTGCTTGTTCTGTGGTGAAGGTATTCGTACCCTTCTTCTTGCTCAAAAAATTAATCAGCTTTTGTTTTGCAGTCATAACAATCTCCTATAAAATAACGAAAACACATTGTATCAATATATATGACATTTGTCAATATACTTTTCGGCAATTATCTGCCAACTTGAGTCAGATACTTATTTTTTGTCTGTTCCCAGTCCAAGTAAATAAGATCATCATAAAACAATGTCTCATAAGAAACATTGTTCTTTTTTTCTAGTTGTCGAATTCTACCTTTCGCATATTTGGTTTTCCAAACATTTGAAAGTGCTTCTTCACTAGTGTCAAAAGACTTTACGAGTTCATCTTCTCCAATTTCATTTCTTAGAAATTGAAATGAATTATTATATAGTTGAGAAAAATAAATCCCTCTCTGGTGTTCGGTTCTAGTTAGATTTTTAGGCACCTTCAATTTCGTGTAAAGGAAATGCAAGGAGCGATTTTTATGATCCCGTTTAAAAGGTAGACCGTTTTCTTTCTTTGCTTCCCACCATTCGAAATATTTCTCTGGCTCATTTTCTTTGAGCCATTGCCAAATTAATTTCAAAGTTGAACGTTGCGGTTCAAAAGCAACAGAACCACTAGAGAAACCCATTTTGTTCCAATATTCTAGACCATCGTATTGTGATAAACCATTTGATTTAGTATTACCGTATAGTGATGTTGTAGTAACACCAACTAAAACATCACCGTATTTTTCTTTCCAGAATTTTTGCACTTTGTCAGACAAGCACAATAGTGCAAGAAGTTTACCACCCATATAGTTATAACCAAGTGGTTGCAGAGGAACAATTGTAGAACCAATAGCAGTGTGGTTAATCATACCGCCTTGAGTCTTTTTTTCTCGTTCCCAACCAATAGCTTTATCACGCGGCGTAAGATCAAGAAAATCTGAAGAAATGCAAATGACACCAAGATATTTCGATGTTCGATTGTCTTGAACGATGTAGTTCAGATTACGACCAATATTCGCATTGTTCTTCATTGTCGAAGTAAATGTGCGTATTGTGTTCCATTTTTCAGGCAAGTCACTTCTTTTACTATGGTTCTCGACTATAGAACCATCTATGCCTTGATGAAATACTTTTTCAGAATCATCTGTATATATGAGAACAGGTTCAAGCTTTTCAAAATCATTAGGTGATTCTGGAATCCAGATATTAGATTTAACTCTTTTAATGAGAAATTCTTGCTCTGAATTCTCAAGAATTGGATCACCAAACAAATCATTGCTTTCTTTCACTGGATATTTTTCATGAACCTCACACCATTTTTGAAAAAGTGTATATTCTTTGACATCCATTTTTGAAACATACGTCAAATCTTCGATGAGAATTTTTTTCAATTCTTCAGTCTCAATGGTTTTAGTTGGCGGGTTTTCTTCCCGCCACTTCAACCAGTGCTGCTGTACATAATTTGGCCAGTTATTTTGCATAATCACTTTTGTTTAGAGTGTTGAGTTTTCTTTTTTTTCTTCAGAGCCATTTGTAAAGAAAGTGGCTTGACTCTATGAGTATACAACATTCCGTTCATGTGATCAAGTTCGTGTTGAAAACATCTTGCGGTCAAACCGGTGAACTTTGCAGTTTTTTTCTGACCCATATAATCGTGGTAAGCAACTTCAATTTCTGCAGGTCTTTCGACGGCTAGGAACAAATCTGAAAATGAAAGGCAGCCCTCTTCATTCTTTATGGTTTGTTTGGAGCTCCACGTTATTTCTGGATTAAAAAACGCAACGAAGTTGTCATTTGCCCCCATAACAAAAACACGGTGTTCATATCCACATTGATTAGCAGAAAGGCCTATACCGCCATATTTCTTACAAGTCTCAACGAGTGAACTCGCAAAGGTAGTTGGATTCACAGGCGGATTCGTGAAATCGAATTCTTTCAGAATATTCTTCAATGCTGGATGCGTTTCTGGCACTAAAGAAAATATTTTTATCTGTGATATTCTTTCTTCTTCTTTATATGGATTCGTATCAATTATAAGAAATTCTGAATCGTTCATTTTTCCACCTGTGAGAAATTGTTCTTCTTTGAGAAACGTATTGTGTTATTAAATTTGTCGAAGAGTTGATCACCCTTGTGGCTTATGACAAATATGTTAGTGTCACTCGAAACAATGTTCAAAATGTTCAGTAGCAGATCAACAGAGTTTGTATCTAGACTGCTATCAAAAATTTCATCGAGTATGAGTAAGTTCGTATTTGTCGAGTTCTTCAGCTTTGCGATTTGTCTCCATGTAAGGAGAAGTGCAATGTCAATTTTTTGTTTTTCGCCCTCTGAGAAAGACGCATAAGAAAATTCATCACGGAATCTAGACTTGATTGTCTCTTCGAAATTTTCATTCAAATTAAAGTTCACAAAAAAGTCCATCGATGACAAATACTTATTAATCAATTTATTCATTATCGGCAAGTATTGCTTAATGATTTTTGTTTTGACACCAGTGTCTTTGAGAAGAGAAGCAGCAAACTCATAGTATTGTTTGTTGTTCGACAACTCTTCCGATTCTACATTGTATTCATTAAGTTCATCGACCAATAGTTTTAGTTTTTCATCAGTCGAATCATTACCCTTTGTTTTTTCTTTTAATGCTTCAATTTCTTTTGTTATTTTTTTATTTGCTTTTACAAGTTCAGCAATTTCAGTTCGAAGTTTTATCATATCGCTGTTATTGCTATTGATAACTTTCTGTATTTCATCAATCTCTTCAATTCTATTCAGAACTTTTTCAAACTCCAATTTCAGTTTTTCCTGTGCATCCTCTATTTCTTTAATTTTTACTTTACGCTCCAACATACCCTTTTGCTTAGTATCTTCTGTAATTTCTTGATGACAAGTTGGGCATGTATCATTTTTCTCATAGAAAGAAATTTCACTGTTCAGCTTTTGAATGTTGTCTTCTAACTTCGATTCGATAGTTATAAGTTTGGTATTTTTTTTCGATACGTTTGTTTTGTCTGAAATCTTCTCATTGAGAGAAGTATTATTGTCGATCAAAACATCGATTTCAGTATTTTTTTTCTCGTAAAGAATATCGTTGTTTTCTACTTCTTGTTTCTTTTTTTCGATTTCTAAATTGTAATTTTTATTGTTTTCTTCAATGTTCTGTCTCTGTATCGAAATCTTTTCATTAGTCAACTTTATATTGTACTCTAAGTCTTTTTGACTATCTTTGATGAACGCAATTTTATTTTTTACAACGTTGTTCATCGATGAAAAGATTTGTATGTCGAGTATCTCTTCGATGATTGTGCGTCTATCAGCGGCAGGCAATTGCATGAAAGGAATAAACGATGCTGAACCAAGGATAACAACTTGTGTGAAAGATTTGTAATTCAATTTAAGTATGAATTTCTCAAGATGTTCTTGATAATCTTTCGCTTTAGCGTTTTGATCTACAAGTTTGCCGTTCGAATAAATTTCAAACACATTCGGCTTCAAACCTCTTCTGATTTTGTAATCAATTTTATTGATCGAAAAATCAATTTCAACGAGAGTATCACCGTTGTTGATACTGTTGATCAATTGCGGTTTATTAATCTTTCGATACGGCTTGCCGAATAGGCTGAATGTTAAAGCGTCAAGTATAGTAGATTTACCGGAGCCATTCTTTCCCAAAATCAAAGTTGTTGTTGATTTTGTTAAGTCAATTTCGGTGAAAGAATTACCTGTGCTTAGAAAATTTTTCCACTTAATATTTTTGAATATAATCATTTAAACTTAGGTCCAATAGGCCAAACAACAATAGTTTTTCGAAGACCGGATGTTACCGGCGCAACTTTATGAATAATGAATGATGGGAACAAAACAACAGAACCTTTTCTTAAAGGAATGTTTTCTGCCCTACTCTCATGACTTAGATTGAGAAGAAACTCGCCGCCGGTAAAATCGACTCCCGGCTCAGAGAGCATCAACACGACTGACAATTTACGTAGTGTATCAGAAATATAATTTACATCTAGTGAAAAGTTCATGTCCATATGGTAATTTTGATGACAAGACTCGGTGTATTCCGCATACTGCATGTAATCATAGCCAGTCAAATCGAAACCGAAATTATTGTCATTATAATAACCAATGAGGGTATTCATCTTATTGTAAAACCACAAATTGTAATTATCTACTTTATTAATGAAAGCAATTTTAGCTTTTCTTTCTGAAATATTATTCTCACCGGAGAATAAAGTTCCGTCTCGCATTTGAAGTTGTGAACAATAATTGGTAATCAACTCACAATCTTCTTTAGTGAAGAAATTGTGATCGATAATATATGAAAAACTTTTCAATTGTCTTTCAAGTGCATTGTTTACAAGTCTTGTAGCATGGCTCATAATTATTCCTCATTTAATGCTTCAACATACAATTCTTTCAAGATGATTTTTAATTTATCTTTGTTCAGATTTGTGCTCAAATTCGATACATACTTTTCAAGTATAGTAACTGTATCTTCTGCTTGATCAATATCATTGTCACTTTCAGATTCATCTTCAGTAAAATCTTCTGCTACTGTGATATCAATAGTATTCGAATCATGTAGCTTCGCCATGAACTGGTCAAAAACATAAGGATTCGTCTTATTGACAACAACAACTTTCACATATCTGTTTTTGAATTTGCTGAAGTCAATTGAACTTATGAAGTTTGAGTGTTCAGCGTCTTTATCGTTGTAATAATACTTAATGAAAATAGTATTTGGATTTTTTACGAATTCTAAATCTCCATTTTCTAGATTGAAAATGTGAAAGCCGCGAGTGTCATCATAGTCTTGCCATGTCAGTTCATATGGATTACCAAGATAATGTATGTTATCAGAACTGGATTTATGATGATAGTGACCGCTGAATGTGTGTTTAAATCCTAAGAATATGTCTTTAGATAACCCGTCTAAACAAACGTCACCCTTATACATTGCGAAGCCGGCAATTTCAAAATGACCCATGCATATTTTTGCACCAGTATTTTCAATTTCACTCAAACAATCATATTGATTTTCGGCGCAGATCCAAGGTATCATGCAAATTGAGTGACCATCTATTTGAATTGTTTTTGGGCTTTCAATTACATTGATGTTGTCATATTCTTTCAATAGCAGTTTGACTGAATTTACTTCATTAGTATTTTTGAAATATGTGTCATGATTACCCACCAACATTGTCACTTGAATGTTTTTCGCACGAAGTTTATCAAAGAACATACTTTTCGCACGTTGCAGTGAATAAAAATTCATGTACTTTCGGCGATCAAATGTATCACCTAGAATGAAAACATTTGTTATACCCTCTTCTTCAAGTTTGGGAAAGAAAGTTCCTGAGTAGAACTTCTCATAGAAATCAAGAAAATGAATTGAATCATTTCTCGCACCGAAAATGAATATCTGTAATAAGAGCAATTTTCATACAGATACCTCCTTTCTTTGATCAATTGTGAATGATTTTTTTGGATTTGGTCCATTTTTTCCAATGCGTTTTTCGGGATCAATATTGTTTAAATAGTATTTGTTATAAAGTGCCTTTGAAACGCCAGTGTTTTCTTTTAACTCTCTCCAACCGTAATAAATTTTACCTTTATATTCTATCTCTAATGTGTTATGTATTAGTTTACCTTTTAATCCGTGTCTACCATTAACAATAGATTGTTCTCTTGTTAATTTTCCTTTCGACCAATTTTCTTTCATTTTTTTGGAAGCATCATTTTTTCTTTTATAATCGGTCTCCCAACTTTTTTTAATTTTTTCACTTACATATTCGCACCATTTATCAGATGTTTTTGAAGGATGGTTATCTTTTATAAATTGACACCATTGTTTCCTAAACAATTCGTAATTTTTTGAATTAATTTTAAAGTTTGAATTTTTTGAATGTAACAATCGATGAAAAGCCCAAAACATCTTTATTTTTTCTTGACCTTCCGTCATTTTAGTTAATAACTTATGTGCTACATAATGTTCTCTAGCAGTTAAATTAACTAAATTAATTTTATCATCTTTGCCACCCAGTGATTTGGGTATTATATGATGTTCTTCACAATATACATCAGATTTATTCAATAGAAGTTTTTTTCTTTTTTCTATTAATGAAAAATAAATTTTTTTATATTTGTTGTCTATAAAAGTCATTTTTTACTCCAATTTGTTTTGGATTACATAATGATATTTATAATATTATTGATTTTCATTAAAATCTCGGTCTGATGGATGATTGAACAACCCGGTCACGAAGTTCCGTGGTGCTGAAGTTGTGCCTTCTTGAATTGAAATAAAACTCCATAGGCAAATCTTTACCTGTAAAATCTTTATCGCGGTATTCTTCACCGAGAATTCTAATATGAATGTTCACAGATTGCAACAGGTTTAAAAGATCCGCTTCAGTTGAATATGGTACAATTTCATCCACATACTTACAAGCTGACAGTTGTGTAAATCTCTCAAACATCGTCTGTATTGGTTTGTTCTTCTCAGGCCTATCAACGCTAGGATCAACCTGGAGACCAACAATTAGATAGTCACACAGTTCTTTTGCTTCTTTAAGCATCAACACATGACCAGAATGAAATAGATCGAATGTTGAGCAGGTAAAACCAATTTTTTCTGGCATCATATTATTCCTCCATAAATTTTTCAATACCCTTTAGTTTTTTTGTTTCCATTTTTTTCTTCTTTGTTTTTTCATATAAATCGATAAACTCAGATATATTGTCATACATTTCAAATTGTCTACCAGTGGCTTCTTCGTAACCGAGTATTTCATTTTCTTCTAAGATGCCAAACTGTTCAGTAGATTTATATTTCACATAAAGTTGTTTTTTCTCCTTTTGTATTCTCCTCAAAAATGCATAATAAATTATTTGAGTGAAATAAGAAAAAGCATTATTCGATTTCGTTTCATTGAAATTTTCAAAATACATTATACAGTTTTCAATACCATCGGAAATCATTTCATCCCTAAAAGGATAATTTATGAAATTTCTGTTGTGTGACAAACCTTCTGCAATCTTGATGAAACACTCTCCAATATAGTTAGGTATTGGTGGTTTAGGTAAATTTGCTTTTTCGCATTCTTCAACTTTTTTCTTGTATGTTGTTAAAGCGGAACAAAAATCCGTGTTATTAACATAGTGTTTTTTTGATTTAATTGTCATTTCTACCATTTTATCTATTGACTTTCCTATTGACAAAGTTGTACATTATTGGTGTGCCCTACCCTACCGCCGTCAGTAAGATAAAAGATTAATGAATTACACCTTCCGTATTTTCAACTGCTTTGAGAATGATCATCATTTCTTCTTCGGTTAATCTTTCTTCTTCCACAAATTCTTTAGTTTCATTTAGATTTTTGAAGTTATCGACCATGTTTTCGTAAAACTCACTGAATTCATCGGACACGCTTATTGAAAATAGGACATCATCAGATTTAATCATAACTTCATTATTTTTTATGATCTTAAATGGTAGCCAGCTTTCCATACCAAGTGTTTGTTGACCTGATTTATAATCGTTTTTAACCAAAACTAACATGGGTTCTCTAAGAATAACCTCATCTTTGCTATATTGAATTACATAACTTACGATATCGTCACCATTTTTAAGTCTTAGTAGATTGATTGTTTCCATTTTTGACTCCAATCTTGTATAGTTTGTAGGTGAATTTCTCTTCATCATATATTTTTGTTCTTTCAATAAAATGTTTGAGTGTGTAGTTGATATGATTATTATATCTCATATCATCAGCTATATCATAAAGAACTGCTTCAGTTTTGTTATCGCCGATTCGTAAACTTCTTCCAATCGATTGTAAGTTTCGAACTCTCGATTTAGATGGTGACGCAAAAATAATGTTATGCAAATTCCTAATGTTAATTCCAGTAGAAAAAGTACCGTAACTAGCAATAATAATAGCATCATTTTCCTTTTCAGCGATACTTCTTATATCTTCTCTTGTTTCAGTTTCAGTTTTACCGTAAACGAAAAAACATTTTCTTTCGTTCAAATCTTTTGAGATCATCTCAAATAATATTTTACCATGTTTCTCAACAAATTGAAACAGTATTAGCGAGTTACCTTTCAAAGATACCGAAAGATTTTTTATAAACTTATTTCTATGTGAATTTAGAACTAAATATTCGATCTCTTCCTGATAAGTCCTATCTTTGATGTACTTGCATATTTCTTCCTCATACTTTAGAATAAGACACTTGATCCGAAAATCTGCAACTTGCTTTCGATCCATCAATTCTTTTGTTGTGATTACTTTTTCGACTTTACCAAAAAGTCCTTCAAGTACAAGTTTATGAGTTTTTGAACCATCTAATGTACCAGTTAAACCAATACGGTATTTTGTGTTTGTGCATTGTGTTAATATTTTAGTGAGAGACTGTGCTTTGAATAGATGAGCTTCATCGCCGATCACAAAGTCGAAACTCTCGAAATATTCTTTAGGCATTTGATAGATAGATTGCCATGTCGATACGTAAAGTTTCGATGTTTCAGAAACCTTGTCTTTTCCTTGATATATTTTGTGTATGTTTTCTGAAACATCGAAACCATTTGCAGTTGAATAGTCCGCAAAATCAGAAGTCAACTGTTCAACAAGCGATGTCGTCGGAACAATGATCAAACCTTTTTTACACTTCTCGACAGAAAGAAAGAAACGAATGAGTAGATAAATGATAAGTGATTTACCGGATGCTGTTGGTGAAATAAACAAACCTCTGTGATTATTAATTGCAGAATGAAATGCATTGACCTGATAATCACGAACTTCGATTTGTTTACCTCTTGAACTTATTTTAAGTTTTTCAACAAATTGATTAACTATATCGATACTATATCTTTCTTTTTCTTTTTCAGAAAAATTCAAATACTCCAATTCATAATTTCTTTCTTCACAAAAAACTTTTATGTGCTTGAGTAGACCATAGTAAATTTGATTATTTCTGCTATCAAAAAGACGTATTTTACCGTCCCATATTTTTTTACGGAATGCTGGCGTAAACTGAAATCCTGGAATATAAAAAGTAAAAAAGTCTGATAATTCTTTCGTTACACTTTTTTCAGAATGCACTTTCAGATAAACTTCATTCAATTTTTCTAATAATAATTTAGTTTCCACTTACAAATCTTTCCCATGTAATGAAGTCACGGAGTTGATAAGTTCTAGATTTCAATTCTTGAAGAATCGATTCGCAGGCAAAAATACATTCGTCATGATGTATTTTTTTACTTAAAATTTTGATTAAATCATTATCTGATTCTAAGTATTTTTCAACACCAAGTTTAGTTCTTATGTTCAGTAGAAAAGGCTCCCAGCCGTATTCTTCCAATTCTTCTTGTGACATTGAACCGTTATAGTATTCTTCTTTCAATCTTCTCATCTTTGAATATTCAAAGTTAATTTTTTTCAGAGCAAGTTTATGTTTGAGTAATATTTTTAAGTACTTGTTATGAAGTGTTGGTATTTTGAGAAGCTCTTTACCCGGTTCTGTCTGGTCAATAACACTGTCTTGATCCCAGTGTTTCAAAATTTCTTCAAGTGATTCCATAATTAAAATCTCCAAATTTAAATTTTTTCTAGTAAAAAGTAATCGTATTTGAATGTTGATGTTGCTACCATATGTTCTTCTGCAGACAACGTTGTATCCATTTCAATATCACCCAAGTTGAGTGGGAAAATACCAAAAAATTTCACTCTCAATTTTGGATTATTTAAGTTCGACAAAATTGTGAGTGTTGCATCACCCTGTCGTCTGCGAGTTTTAACATCATCAGTAGTTAAGTTTTTCATCCAGTAGTATATAGATGACCAAGAAGACAAGTCTTCGTTGACGAGAAAATCGATTTCGAATTCATTGAAAGTGAGTTTTGTGCCAGGTAAAAAGAAGTCTAGATTCGGTGTAGTTTGTGTAGCAAAACCAATAGACAGACCTGGTATTTTTACTTTCTGGCAGAAATATACGGTGTCAGGTACATCAGAAAATGTCAAAACAAATTTTGTTGGTTGTAATAAATTAATATTTTGTGGTGCATTATTCATTTTTATATACCTCTTTTTCAATATTTAGGAGACAATAAAAAAAGGAGCCCGAAGGCTCCTTTTGAAGACCACATATTGCAGTGGTTCTGCCACTCTTAACGGTGGCTCGATAATTACATCAAGTTCGCTACTCGGAAGATTCTGTAGTATGTGTTGCGCTTAGAGTACAACTGACCTAGATCAACGTTAGAACCGCCGGCAAATGGGTTTGCAACCATGCCGTAACGAGTCTTGAAGCCGATCTTAGGCTGGAATGTATTCTGATCAACAGCACGAACCATTTGTAGAGGAACGTATGGGCAGTAGAACAGACCAGCGTCATAAGGTGAAGAACCCTTATAGCCGATTGTTACAAGTTCTTGGTTCGCTGTGTAGCCACCGAAGTATGGATCGATGTACACTTTGATACGACCGTGTAGAAGACCAGCGAATGTGTTGCCAGTGTCGTCTACTTGTAGATCAGCAGAAAGAGCAGGTGTGTACTGAAGTACGCCAGCCATCGCCATAGCAGAAGCAACGTCAGATGATACGATCATCACGTTACCCTTACCACGACGAGTTTCTTTTGCGATTACGTTAGCATCACGTTCAACTTGGAAGATCAAGCCCTTGAAGCGTTCAACTGACCAACGACCGTTTGAGTCTGTGTCAAGGTCGAACGTACCAGGAGTTGTAGTACCGAACTGAGCACCGTTCTTAGCAACAGTGTAAACAGTACGGATAACTTCACGGTTGATTTCTGCTAGAATTTCTGTAGACAGAATGTTTGAAAGTTCTGTCTCAGCATCAAGCCCGTGAATTGCCTTCAAGTCTTGTGCAAGTTCTAGTGAGTACTCAGCCTTCAATGCGCGTGACTGTGCAGTAACAGTAACTTTTTCGATTGAGAAAGCCATTTGACCGAAGTCTGTGTTACCTGTTGAACCAAGGTATTCAGCAGTTGCTGTAGGCATACCGATACCAGTTGTGAATGTGTTGGCTGTTGTGAAGCCGTTTCCAACTGGGTTAGTTAGTGTGTCACCTGTTGTGTTGTTCGCGAAACCGAAACGGTTTGTGTCTGAACCGATACCTGAGAACTTAGTGTTAGCTTCGTTGTAGAATGCTTCTACGCCTGATGCAAGTTGGTTCTCACCGTACTTAGCACGCATCGCGAAGATAAGACCTGTAGGACCAGTCATTGGCTGAACACCAGCAACGTCATACGCGATCAAGTTAGGCAATGCACGACGTACTAGAGAGATCAAGATTGGATCGAAGTTCTGTACACCACCAGTTACGTTCGATGGACCTGCTTCCATAAGCATACCCATTTGTGCGCGCTCGGATGCCATAGCTTGAGATTGATTCTCAAGAACCATAGCTGTAACAGCCTTCTTGTATGGATCACTAATTTTTTGTAGTTCTGGGTGTTCCAGAACAGGTTGCCATTTCTTTTGTAGTTCTTCTGTTAAAAACATTTTTGACTCCTGTTTGTGAGAGGTTGTGGTTTATTTTGACACTGATTTAGAGATTGAGTTAACAACGGCGTTAATTAGAGGATCGTGTGAAGCTTTATTTGCTTGTTTTTCCTCTATTTCAACACCTTCTTCGAGTACAGACTTTTCTGCTGCCTTAACTGTCTTAGGAACATATGCTTCCTTCAATGTGTTAAGTTTTTCAGAGAACTCTTCTTCAGTGTTGAACTCAATACCCTCTGCGAGTGACTGTAGTTTTTCCACTTGCGTCTGTGTTAGGCCTTCACAAACTGCTTGTACGGCCTGGAATTTTTTAGCTTCATTGATTTCATTGACGATTTCAATATTTTTTTCAATTTGTTCATTTAGTTCTTCTTCAAGTTCTTCAACTCTGTTTGCCATTTCTTCAACGATATCAACCTTTTCTTCTGGGATATCGATGTAGTGTTCAGCGAATAGATTGCGTAGACCGCCGATGAAATCTTCAACGATTTCTGAACGTAGACCGGATTCAATTGCAAGTTCGTTTTCTTCCATCCACTGTTCAACAACATAGTTCAGATAATCATCGATCTTTGTTGCGAAGTCTTCTTTCATTTCATCTAATGCAGAAACGAATTGACCTTCTAGTTCTGATTGAAGTTCTTCTGCAATTTCTTCGACGCGAGACATAACTGCTGCTTCGAAGATTAATGAAGCCTTGCTTACGAATTCTTCAGATAGGTTTTCGCCCTGTAGCAATGCATCGATGTCTTCTTTCATATTTTTCTTAGCCATCATTTTCTTGATCATTGCTTTGTCTTCCTTTTCGTCTTCGTGGCCTTCATCTTCCTTTTCAGCTTCAGATACTAGTTCAGTATCTTCGTCTTCTTCAATTTCTTCGTTCTGGCCACCATAAGATTGGAATGTTGCACCAGGGTTCTTAGCCATCATTTGACGACCTGCTTTACCTTCTGGTTGTTCTGCTGAGCCTTGCTCGCCTGGTTGACCTTTCAACTTCTTCATTGCCTCTGCACCGACTGGTGGTGTTGCACCGGGTGCTGTTGCTGTAGGAACACCCTTAGTTGCTGCAGGACCAGCATCAGTAGTCTTTGTGACTTCTGTTCCGATATCACCAGCTTCTTTTGTTCCATAGGCTACATCGCCGTGTAATCTACCTGGCTTATCTTGTTTTGCTTTGGCTGAGGCAACACTAGAATTTAGAATTTCAGCGGCAGCTTCAGACAAATTGAATTTCTTGACCATTTTGAATTTCTCCTTAATATGGTATGTTTATATTTATAATTTATAGTTTTTTTATGAAGTTTTCGAATATTTTTAAACTTACTTCTTCAATTTGTTTTTTAGATGCTTTACGAATCATTGATTTAGATTCTTCTAATTGAATTTCAGTCCATTTTCCATCTACTAACATCCATTCTTTTCCTTCCATAATGCCTTGTACAAATGCACCTGGCGCAGAAGGATCTGCTACAATATCTGCCGCTGTGGCTAGATAAAAATCGGGTTGAACGATGTTTACACCGTTTACACTTTTCAGTGAACCCATCCCTCTCGAAGAAACACCAAGTTGTGCACCGCTTTCGATTAAACTTCTTGCAATTTTACCCATTGGTGTATCTAAGATTTTTGCTTTACCAATCCATTGATTGCCATCTTCTCTTAAAGATGTAATCATGTGAGAAACGCGATCAAGATTGATTGTTGGTGAGTCTGGGTGACCAAGTTCACCAAAGGCTCTATTTTTATTGATATACTCTTCCGAATAACGAGACACTTCTTTTTTCATTGTGTTGTATTCATACAGACGACCATTTTTGTTTTTTCTTTCAGAAACAAGAAAAGGTCCTTCGATATGAAGAACTTTTTGTCCATTTGATTCTTCAGTTATATAACTGACTGTTTCGTTTATTTCTTTGATGAGTTTCATTTTTTATAGTCCTAAACTTTTACGTTTTCTTAGTGACATTTTTCTTTTTCGCAAAATTAATGACATTTTCGCTCTTCTTTTATATTTTGCACGGCGTGCCGACATTCTTCTACGTCTTCTTTCGACAGGACTCATTCTCGATAGTCGACCACCTTTAAAAGTGAAACCTTTAACCGCAGCAATTTTTTTTCTTCTCTGTACCTTACCTCCGCGTATTCTTACACGGACAATATTGGCGCGACCAACTCTTTGTACATTCGGTACATACTCTTTCAAATATTGTTCAGACAATTTTGATTTAAGGGAAGTCAACTTATCGAAGACGATTTGTTCTAATCTATCTTCGATAAGTTTTTTTGCTTCTGATATTTTACCAGAAACAATAGACTCTACTATTGACATTATGGTGTTAGACCGTATGGAGGATAGTTGAATGCTGCAGGATCATTAAACTGACCGCGTTGATATTGTGCGTTTTCTTTTCTAAGTTCTAATATGATTGTGTAACTAGAGTTTGCAATCATTCCTCTTGTAGTTAAAGAAATGTCACCATTGTTATTTGCAGTAACGCTTGGATTTTTTATTGTAATCCAGTTACCGTTTCCGTCATATTCACCATTGCCTTGTAAAAGAAGTAGTGGAACACCAGCATTTGCTGTTACGCCAACATCAGTATTGGCCCAATACAACTGAACATCGCATGTGAGTGATGGAATATCATACCATACTCTGTTTACATAAAGTCCATGATAAGAAAGAGGTGTGTTAGCAGAACCGCCAAAAACGTTGGCGATAGGGAAACCATTTGTTGCGAGAGCACCATAAAGAGTATTAGCAACAATTTTTTTCACATTATCTTCTTGACCGGAACCATCAAATGAACCAGTAAGTTTAATTACTGTGTGTTGAGTATCGTCTTTAAGAACTTGATAAGAAAATTGATTTGCCATTTTTATTCCTTAGAAAATTTAGCAATAGTTTGGAAATGCTTATTGCTTTCTTCTAGCATATTTACCAATCTATTTTTGTTAGATTCGTTTAAGCTGTTATACAGTTCATGTATTTTATGAGCAATTTTGGGTGTAACTTCTGTTGTCGAACCATCTAAGTGTTCGACAACCACATTTTCTGTAATATTTTTAATTTGATCAATGATTTTCTCTTCATACATTGAAGCAAATTCTAAATCATCATATGGCACAGTGACGTATTTGTTTAGCTTATCAATATAATAGAGCGCAACTCTTTGACCATTTGGAAATTGTCTAACAGACTTTCTTCTCATTACAAGAACTGCTGGCGGATCAATTTCTTTATGTTGTTTTGTTGTTTTACCCTCATAAACAGGATAGTTTGTTACTTTAAGTGAATTTTTATTTTCTAGTTTTTTTAGAACTGGA